GCACCGTCAGCCGGTCGCCGTATGGGGCGGCGGTCTTCGGCGGAAAGTGCATCTGTTACGGTCGCCAGTAATTCAGGCGTGGCGGTGCCGTCGCCCTCTGTTGACAAAACAGAAAGCACGACAACGGCTGGAGACGGGCTGGTCGCTTTGGCGTCTGCTACTTTGCCGCTGGCGCTTCTGGCAAAGTATTCATAAGCGCCTGACGGCCCTGCAACGCTTAAACCATCAAAAGCCGCCTGTGCGCGCATACGCAGCGCCGTGTCGCTTTCCATCACGGCGTTGGTGGTATCCGTTGCGGGAGTAATCACTAATCGCTCTGTGTCCATATTCCCGGCGATATTATCCAGATCGGTTGCGACTGAATGACTGAGCATACAGGCCGCGGCGCCATCGTTTATGCGCTGCCTCAACAGCAACTCGCGCCATGCGAAGGCCTGCGCGATGATGTTCAGCGGTTCAGATTCCAGTTCCAGCGCAGCGGCAACGGCGGTGCGGACTTCTTCCGGGAACTTGCTTATCATGAACTGCTTTATCTCCGCCAGAATCACTTCAAAATCCAGCGCCTCAATAATGGCCGGTTGCGGAAGCTGTGACAGGTCAACGGTTGGCATTATCGCTACCCCGTAACGTGAGAACGCGCTGTACCGGCTGCATGGTTTCGGTGATGGTGCCTGACAGTTCCGCTTCGGCGCGTCCGTCTTTCAGCCAGCGAATATCAATGGTGTTTAGCGCAATTCTTGGCTCCCATCGGGTAAGCGCAATGACCGCCGCGCTCATGCACTGAAGGCGGGTTGTCTGGTTTTGCGGCGAGTCAATCAAATCCGGGATCAGACTGCCGTAATCGCGGCGCATGACGCGGCTGGCGAGCGGCGTTAACAGAATGTCGTTAACCGAGTTCCATAGCTGATCGGTATCGTTCAGTGTTCCGGTGCCGTTCGGATTCATGCCTGTGTAACGTGCGGTCATCTTGTCTCCTTTGTCCAGCTATCGCCCGGCTTAACTCCGCCGTGACCGTGGTTGTCAACCTGTACGCCGTTTGAAGTGAAGCTGCCGCCGCTGTGTTCAACGCTCCCGGTCATTTTCCCGCCCTGAGTGAAGTCAAACGTGGCGGCTTTCAGGTGATGCGTACATTCCACAACGGGGGTTTTTAGCGTCACACTGACTGACGCCTCAAGGCTTGCGGTCTTCATGCCCGTAGCGGATAGTGCGCCAGCGTCGGCGTCATAGCGAATAACGGCCCCGTCCGGGGCGGTGATAACCATCTCTTTCAGGCTGCTGCCCGGCGCCGGGTTATCGTTGCTGTACAGGCTGCCGATAACCATCGCTGTTTCCGGGTTGCCGCCGATGCAGGCGATTAACACCTGCTCGCCGATGGCGGGCGGCATCCAGATTTTGAATGCGCCCGCGCGGGTCACGTTCCAGCGTAGCCAGTCGGTTTTCAGTTCGCCGCTTTGTACGCGCACGCACCCTGTGCTGGCATCAGTCGCAAAAACAACGCCGGTGCGAATGATATTCCCTGTCAGGCGCATTAGTTCGGTCATCCCGGCGTTCATTTCCCGGCACTCCCCAGACTGTTAATCACGGCGTTATAAATCAGGCGCCCGTCCGCTGCGGAGATCCCCAGCAATTCACGCTGTGGGTACTTCGCTATGGCGCCCGGCCCCACCTGATCCCGTAGTCCGTACTGGTGTACGCGGGCAATACGTGCCGCCACGCCGCTGTAACCGATACTGACGCCCTGCTGGTCGGGGTACATTTTCAGGTAACGCAACGTCCGAAGGCGCTCAAACATGGGCGCTTTTCTGGTGCTGTCACGGCGTAACGATCGGATGTTAATCGCAAGATAACGCTCAATGTCGCTGCGGTAGAACGTGCGAATGTCGTTGCGGTCGGTATCGTATCCGGTAATCGTGCGCCCGTACTTTCCCCGTCCGCCGTGCCAGTTTTTCAGCTCCCTGACTTCGCCATTCCAGATAAATTTAATGCCCTGTTGCGAACGGGTTATACGGCGCTTACGCTGCGGCCACGCCGAACCATCAGGGTTCTTCTGGCTGCGTATGCGGCGCTGCTGGCTGCGGCGCACTTCCTGGCCTACCGTCCTTGCAGTTCTCGCTATTCCGGCAGAAGACAGGCCGGAAAGGATATCGCTGAGTATGGTGTCCAGTTCGTGGGTCAGTTTGCTCACTGGCTACCTCCCGCGTCCGCTGTGAAGGATTCGTCAATAAAAACGCTGCTCCAGTCGCCCCCGGTCGAAAAATCCGGCATACGTGGCTCCGGCAGGTATTCCCATGACAGATCCCCGTTTTCATTGCGTGAGACGTTCACGCGCTCAAAGAGGGGGAACTCAAAAAGAATGTCGGCGCTGTCGTCGTCATTAATGGCGATTGAGAATTTAAACGCTTTATTTTTTTCCGGGTTCATCAGCAAATCCCGCTGGTTGAACCACAGCCAGCGCATGACCGGAATGGTGAAATCGTTAATATCGCCAGTGAAGTCCATCACAAACAGAATCACGGTGTAATCGTAGGCAAATGACGGCGTATCACCTGAAAAGCAAATATGGCCGCTGTCCACAAAAACCGTCATTTTGTCAGGATTAGCCCGGCTCCAGCGGTTATGGCGTGTCACGGCATCACGAAGCGAGTTAATTTTTTCCATGATCAGCCTTCCGTTTAGTGCATTGTTCGGTGATGTACTGTTGCAGGCCGTTCACCTGTGCTGTAACGGCTATGGATTCGGTTCTGAGACGCTGATAATTCCGTTCAGCGTCCGGAGTAAGTCTGGCGGTGGCTGCATCAGTTGCGCCGGTGGCGGTGGTATCACGCGCGGCGGAGGGCATACAGACGGCGTGGAACTGCAACCGGCGACGGCCAGAAGCAAGATCAGCGCGTAACTTTTCGGATTCGGCTTTTGCATCGGCTAATTCCTGTGTGTACTTCGCGTCAAGGGCGGCGTTCTGGCGCTGGCGCTGCGTCATATCGTCAATGGTCTGCTGGCGGGTGTCGGCAAGCGCTACCGCTTCCTTACGGGCTTTTTCTGTCCTGGTGTATTGGCTGTGCCAGTGGTCAGCCGTGAAGCCGAGAACGGCTACGGCGGCGACCATGAAGACGATAAAAGCGAGCGTTGCGCGGTTCATACGGTCTTACCCCTGACCAAGAAACATCGCCCGCTCACGTCCACGACGCGGGGCCAGAATGGTCGGGTTACTGCCTGCACGGCTCCATTTCAGGAAAGCGTCAGCGGCGGCGGTGTAGTTACCGGCGTTCAGGTAGCGGCGAACGCTGGAACCAGTAAAGGCGTTTGCGCCGATATTGAAAATCAGGCTGCATAACGCGTCATACTGGTTCTGGTTCAGGGAAACCGTTACCCGTTCAGCAATGCAGCGCTCCACCCATGACAGATCGTCGCGTAGCAGTCTGTCGGCGGTGTCCTGGGTGATGGTCATGTTCTTGCCAACCGCAACGCCGTCAACTCTGCCTGTGTGACCTGTACCGATAGTCCATACGCCGCGTGAGTCGGTGTAGGCGGTCAGTTTGCAGCCTTCTTCGCGTTTAAGTGTGGCCAGTCCACTGTCTGAAATCTTCATTCGTCATTTTTCCCTGCAAATTTCTTTGTCATGAAAACGCCGAGCGCCCTGATATGCTCAACGCCGATAAGCCCGATAGCCGCACCAATACCCACGCGCCAGTCTTCAGACAACCAGGCGGCAGGTACGGGCTTGATGATGGAGAATGCCGCCACTGCCAGAAGACAACACAACGGTACTTCCAGAAGCAGACGTCGCCAGCTTTTCCCCGTATAAAACACCCTGAGCGCCGCGACGGCGGCGGTCATTAACAGGCTGTCCAGCGGGATATCGCCATGCAACCAGGCTTTCAGGTGCATAATCCAGTCCTGCCAGGTGTGCGGATCGCCGTTCATGTTCTTTTCCTGTCCCGTATTCATGATGATCAGCTCCATAGCTGGATCATTTCCCGTTGTTTTTTCTTCTGCTGCTCAGGCAGTTCCACCTCCTGCCCGGCTTCCAGAAATACGCTGTTACTCAGTCCCGGATTGGCGGCTAATACCTGTTCTGTTACGCCCTGTGTGGTGCCGTAATGGCGAAAACAAAGCAAGTCCACGGTATCGCCCTGAAGCGCTTTGACTTTCATCAGACCAGCTCCACAAACAGGCGCTGAGTACCGCGAATATCAGCTATGGCCCAGCGCACATCGCGCCACAAATCATCGGTCTGTACCTCCAGCGCGTCGGCTTTGCGGTCGCCTTTTTCGGTGGTGTCCACGTCGCGGGCGTTCTCAAGAAGCAGGGCGCGGGCGGCTGAGTAAACCGCGCGGCGGTAGCGATACACCTTCACGCTCTCGCCGTTGAGCATTCTGGCCGGAACGTCAGCCAGCGTGCTGTAACCGGCTGATTCCTGAATGCCCCGCCAGTCGTCAAGCTGGTCAGTGACGTGCGCTACCGCTTCTGTGGTGACGAACTTCAGGCGTGATGTGGTCGTTCTGCCCGGTATGCGGCTGGCAAGGCGGAGATCGCGTAACAGGATCTCCGGCCAGAATGTCCCGGCAGTCACCTTTTCAGCGCCGTCATCAACGTCGGTAACGTCCTTTTCTGCGCTGTTGACCTGTGGTTTTGCCACCATGCCCATACGGAACTCCTTAAAAACCAGGCGGTGGGCAACCGGCAAAAAGAATGACGTACATTCAGATCACCGGCGCGCCGCCTGTCGACGGGGGTCGAAGTCGTTAATTATTTCTTTGCCACCCTGCGGGCCGTTTTAGCCTTCCCGGCCGCGGGTTTACGGACGGCGGTTTTACGTACCGGCGCTTTTGTCGGCGCGTTATCCCTGGCGTCTTCCTGCGCGGCGTTCTGGTCTGTTGTCGCCGCTTCGTCGTCGGTTTCAGGTGGCAACTTTTTCAGGGCGCGCGTCAGGGTGGCGATTTCGCGCTTAACCCCGGCGTTGGGGTTAAGATGCATGGCTTCACGCAACAACCTCAGTGAGGCGGCTACGCTGTCGGCATCCGTCAGATGGCGGCGTGCAAAGGCACATGCCTTGCACAGTTTGGCGCGAACCTCGTCCGGCATGTCCCTGTTGGTGACAATCTCCCACAGCGTGTCCAGATGTTCGATATAACCGGATAAATCGGCGTCCGGGTCGGTTCCCGCCAGTGTTAATAACGGGTTACAGATTTCTTCCGTGAGTACCGTCGCCGCGTCACGCCCGAAATTGTCCGGCAGACTGAGGTTGTGGCGTACCACGTATTCGCCGATGCGTAATGCCAGCGGGAGATCGCCACAGTCCACGGCCCACACCATCAGGGTGGTAATCACCTCATCCGGGCGTCCGTTGTCGCTGTCCAGCGTCCCCTCGATCCAGCCCTCAAATTCAGGTAACAGTTCTTTTTTTGCGACAGCTTTTGCCGCTTTTGACTGGATACCTTTCAGCCGCGACTGCGCCAGGCGGAGGCGATGAAGGATCTGTTCGTGCGCGGTACGTTCAACCAGCGTTTCTTCCCCGGTCTCAAGCCCTGCACGGCGCGCCATGACCTGTTGAAAATGTTTCTGTGCCGGTGTCAGCATCTTTTTATCCTCCGTTATGGCGGGCGCACTGCGCCCGCGTCATACGTTATGCGGCTGCACCTGCATTAGTGGCGGATTCCGGCTCCGGCGCGAATTTCAGGTCTTCGATCAGGGCGCACTTGCCGTAGTCTTCCACCACGTAGGCGTCGTTCATCGACTGATAGGTCGCGATGCGGTTATATTCCGGCTCCTCGCGCATCAGGCGGCGCAGGCTCCCTTTCTGGAAGTAAATTGAAAGGTTACTGAAGGAGGTGATCAGCATCGCGTTATCCGGGAAGAACGGCGCGAAGTAGGTCGGCAGACCGCCAATCAGGTGAGACGCCACAATCAACTGACCGGCCATCAGTTCGGTATTGGGGTTGGTCGTGCTCATGGCGTTAATGAACGGCAGACGCAGCGAGTTAAAGAGGTTGCGTGATAACAGTACAACCAGATCGGGGGCGTCTTTGTACCATTCATCCAGCAACGAGGAGCGCGCATCCTGAACCAGTGCGTCCGGGTTGGCATAGTCCCCCTTAGCGATAACCTTGTTACCCATATCGCGGGTCGCAAGCGTCACACCCTTCATCACGCGCGCTGCTGCCTGTTTACGAATATGCTCAATCCAGCCGGTGTTAACGTCCTGAAGGCGCGGATTAGCGCCAAAATCGGAAATGAGCGCATGATTCGTACCGTTAAAGCCGATCATGATGCGGTCAAGCGCGATCTGAAGCGCAATCTGCTTACTGATACGGGTGGCGAAATCGGGATGGGCGTTCCAGGCGTCAAGCTGTGCGTAGCTGATGTAGGTGTCGTAGTTCACCTGCTCACAACGATAGCGGCGGGCGGCTAAATCGTAAGGTGTGATGGGGTTACGGCGTTTGGTGCCGTCGCTGCTGCTGTTGGTGCGGGCAATCGGGCCGGTGGTGTCAATAAGGACTTTCTCACCTTCCTGATCGGTAACACCGATAATGTTGATTTTTTGTGTCAGTTCTGTGCTGTTTTTCATAGCGTTTTCGAGACGCTGCTGAACAGCCGGATCAACGGCAAAGTTTTTTGCCAGTCCCGTTACCGGAAGACCATTAAGGCTTGCCTGATGCGCCATGTAGAGGTCAAGCTGGCTGCGGGTACTGGCTGAAAGTGCGTAATTCATCGCTTTATTCTCTCGCTTTAAAATCAGAAGTCGGGCATTTCTGCGGCGTTACCGCCCGTTGCGCGGAAACGGTCTTTTGTATCGCCGTCCTGGCTTGCCAGTTGGTCGCGTAGCGTGGTCAGTTCGGCGGTCAGTTTTTCGATGGTTTTGTGGTCGCTGTCGTGCTGGCGCGACATATCGTTAAAGCGATCGAGAAGCTCAGCGTGTGACTGCGCCACACCTTCCATCGCTTCCCGTACCTGGCTGAACTGCTCGCTGTCTGATTTACGTCCTTTGCCAATCAACTCCATGACACGACTGAACCATTGTTTGCCTTCTTCGCTACGCTGCTCTGCCAGTTCGATAATTTCTGCTTCCATCGCTTCAGTGAACATTGGCGCTTCGGTGTGCTGGTTATTGAACTTCATCACCTGTTCGCGTTGCTGTGCCGCGAATTTCAGACGTTCAGTACCCAGACTTGCAGGCGTGTCTGTCATTGCCAGTCCCACAATGTAGGGGTTGCCGTTCAGTGAAAATTGCGGGTGAAGTTCAATGCTGGAGTAGATTTTTTTGCCTTCGTCCGTGAGCTTCTTCATGCGGTCTGTCGGCTCAATTTCCGCATAGAGCGCGGTACGGCCAGACAATGGGCCTTCGGTGATATCTTCCGCACTCAGTGCTGTCACATCACCCATAGCGCAAAGGTCGCTGTTGGGAAAAGGGGAGGTGATGTGTTCCACGTTAACCCGCGCACCATACACCGTGGGATCGTAATTTTTCGCTGCTGCCTTCAGGTGCTCGCCACTGATTTCGCGTCCGTCAATGGTTGAACCGGAAACGGCGACACGGAATTTTTTGCGGGCTGGTTTGTTTGCGCTACCCATGCTGCTAATCCTGTCTGTGTTTGTGATGCAGCCATGATGACAAGGCGCAGGCACCTTCCTCAACGCGGTTTTGTTGTCGCCGGACGGGCAGAACTGAAAGGGTGTGAGAGAGGGATCGCGCGCGGGGTAATCTTCCCGGCATGAAGGGGAGACACGATGATTCAGGATGCTTTTGTACGGCTGCGGGCTAAACAACTTTACTGGCAGGGATACCCGCCAGCGGAAATCGCGCGGCTGATGGGGATAAGCCAGAACACGATCTACTCATGGAAAAAACGCGATGAATGGGACGAAACGCCGCCTGTTGCGCGCGTCACGCAGTCCATTGATGCCCGCCTTGTTCAGCTTACAGGAAAGCCCGATAAAACCGGGGGTGACTTTAAAGAGATTGACCTGCTTGCACGGCAACTGAAAAAGCTGAGTGACGGCCAGCCCACTGACGTGAATGGCACAAAAAAGCCGCGCAAACGTAAACTGAAAAATCACTTCACCGAAGAGCAGATTATCGCGCTGCGGGAAAAAATCATGGGTTCGCTGGCGGGTCATCAGCGTACCTGGTATGACGCACTGAGGGAGCTTGAGGACGAGAAAGAGCGCCGCCACCGCATGATCCTCAAATCCCGCCAGATTGGGGCGACATGGTATTTCGCTCAGGAGGCGTTACTCAGGGCGCTGCGCAATGACGTAAACGGGATTACCAGCGCAATCAGATTTTTTTGTCGGCGTCACGGCGTCAGGCACTCCAGTTTAAGCAGATCATTCAGAAGGTTGCTCATGAGGTGGATGTTGAGCTGAAAGGGGGCGACAAAATCATCCTGTCCAACGGGGCCGAACTGCATTTTCTGGGGACGTCAGCGGCAACGGCGCAGTCGTACACGGGGAATCTGTATTTTGATGAATTTTTCTGGGTCAGCAACTTCGCCAGTCTGCGTAAGGTCGCCGGGGCTATGGCCACTCTGAAGGGGCTGACGTGTACCTATTTTTCCACGCCATCTTCTGAAACGCATGAAGCCTATCCGTTCTGGACGGGCGACCGCTGGAACGGGAGGAAAGCAAAGGGACAGCGGCAGATGTTTGATGTGTCCTGGAAAACCCTGAAAAGCGGACTGCTGTGCCCGGACAAAATCTGGCGGCAGATTGTCACTCTGAAGGACGTTGTCGAACAGGGCTGGGAACACACGGACTTTGAAGAGATTCAGGATGAAAACAGCGAAGACGAGTTCCGCAATCTGTACATGTGTGAGTTTGTCCGCGACGGTGAGTCCGCCTTCAGCCTGAACTCGCTGATAGGCTGTGGCGTTGACGGTTATGATGACTGGCCGGACTGGAAGCCGTTTGCGCCACGGCCAGTGGGAAATCGTCCTGTCTGGGTGGGTTATGACGCCAACGGCAGTACTGGTAACGGCGACAGCGGCGCGCTGTGCGTGGTGGTGCCGCCCGCCGTGTCAGGCGGCAAGTTTCGCACCATTGAGACAAGACAGGTGCAGGGGCTGGAGTTCGAAGAACAGGCACGGGTGATTGAGGATATCACCCTGAAGTATAGCGTTCAGCACATCGGTATTGATGTGACAGGTGGTAATGGTGATGCCGTGTACCAGATTGTGAAGAAGTTCTTCCCTGCTGCGGTTCCCTACAATTTCACGATGGCGTCAAAGCGTGCGCTGGTCATGAAGATGCTTCAGGTCATACGCGCCGGGCGGTGGGAATATGACCGCAGCGAACGGGCGCTTGTGACGGCGTTTAATGCCGTGCGCAAAATCAAAACGCAGGGCGGATTTATTACCTACGACACTGACCGCTCGCGCGGTGTCAGTCATGGCGATCTGGCATGGGCGAATATGCTGGCTGTCATCAATGAACCGCTTGGCGATGAAGATGGCGCGGTCAGGAGTTTTGTTATGGAGTTCTGATGAGCAGAAAAAACCGGAAGAAAAGCTACAACAGGGGCGATGGGGTGGGTTTTGAACAGGCGCTTAAAAGCGATCCTGCGCTGAGTGCGTTTACATTTGACGGCCCTTACAGCGTCAGTGGTTTTGACCTGCTGGATAACATGTACTGTGCCGATAACGGGCGATGGTACGAAACGCCGGTTGATTTCGGCGGGCTGGCGCGCGCATCGCGGCAGACCTCATGGCACCAGTCCGCGTTGTATTTCAAGCGAAACGCACTCAACGGCTGTTTTATTCCGCACCGCCTGCTGAGTCGTCAGGCGTTTTCGGCGCTGGCGCTGGACTGGTTTGTGTTTGGTAATGCCTACGTTGAACGGCGTCGTAACCGTCTCGGCGGCACGCTGGAGCTACGCCACGCGCTGGCAAAATATACCCGTCGCGGCACTGATTTTGAGACTTACTGGTACACTGAACCCGGCAGGGATGATTATGCCTTCCGGCGCGGGGAGGTGTGCCACATCATTAATCCCGATATCAATCAGGAGATCTATGGAATGCCTGAATATATCGGGGCGCTGCTGTCGGCCAGTCTCTCACGTTCTGCGGATCAGTTTCGCAAATATTACTATGACAATGGCTCACACGCGGGCTGCATTATTCATATCGGATCATCCGCCGTTGACCGCGAAAGCATGGAAGCGCTGAAAAAAACGTTAACGGAATCGCGGGGCGGCGGCGCGTTTAAAAACCTGCTGATCCAGACCACTGGCGGAGGTAAAGACGGGGTACAGATCCTGCCATTCCAGCAAATCACCGCCAAAGATGAGTTTATGAATATCAAAGCGTCTTCACGTGATGATGTACTGGCGTCTCACCGCGTACCGCCGCAATTGCTGGGTGCCATGCCGGGCGAGAAGGGATCGTTTGGCGACATTGAGAAAGCAGCGCGCGTCTTCGCCATCAATGAACTTAATCCGGCAATGGAAGCCCTCAAATATATCAATGACTGGCTTGGCGAAGAGGTGGTGCGGTTTAACCCTTACGCACTGCTGGAAGAGAATAAAACAGGCCTGTAAGAGGCCTGTTTTACTTTAACTCCATAACTGGATCATCTCTTTTGAACCATCAAGGCGAAGTTCTTCAATCCCGTTTAATACGTGATACTGAATAGCTTCGCATACCGTGGTGTAAGGGGAACCGTTTTTACTGAGGGGGACGGTATTTTTCAACGGTGACAACCAGATCTTTATCGCTGTCCTCACTGATAGCCAGTCCGGTAAAAATGCTGGCTACCTCCCCTGGCGTATCATCAATGACCGTCTCAATGATAAACGTGAAAACCTTTTCCTCATTATTGCCACCGCGTATTTTTGGCCGCGCTGATGGGATTTGAGAAAGTGGCATTTGTGTAAATTGTCCTGATACAGATGTACCGCATGAAACGTAACGGTGACGATTGCCATTTACATCAGTCCAGGTGTCAGAAGGTAGTTCAAGCGAAGCTTCATAAGCATCAAAGATAGCCTGAGCCAGCGCAATCATTGGGGTTAAGTCCTGCTTTGAACGTAATTCCTCTTTAATCTGCTCGCGCTTATTACGCATCTGTTTGTAATTAATAACCATGTGCTTAACTCCGCTGGTATTGATCATGACTACATTTTGCTCTTTCATGACGAGTCAGACAAGCAGAACCAGGCGCTGTAAGTCGTAAGCTGTCAGATGGTTTGCACTTCTATATTCAAATCCTTTCACTAAACAATCCTGATTAGATACCTGATATTAAAAGGTTATATCTGATTTTATCCGCTGCAACTCACTCATGAAATAACGCCTCAGCGCCACGCAGACGGGCGTATGTCTGAGCGATCGAATCACGCCAGCGCGTGCCAGTTCGTCGCACACAAAAGCGCTCACGCGGCGATTTAGCCACATTCTCGCCGGGTTGCCTTCCAGCCCCTGTTGCGTGGGCTGTTCCCCCGTCACCTGCGCGCGGCAAACGCTTCAATTTTTGTGCACGCACCGATCCGGCCTCAGACCGCGCCAGTACAGGCCGGAAAGGGCAAAAAATCGGTCAAAAAAATTGTGCAAAATTGTGCACTACTGTGCATTTATAAAATCAACTAAAAGACACGTGGTGTGACTTACCTGTACTACTCGATCGGCACGTAGTCATTAAGTTCTGGTGACCAATTACACTTTTCACATCTGTGCTTTCCGTTCTGGCAGATACATAAACGATGACGGCCACAATGCGGGCATCCATCTTCACCATTATCATAATCACCGAGTGACCATTCCTGCATAAGCTGCTCTTCTTCATCATCATTTAGCATTGATCCCCCTGAGCTATTTACTTTTCTCGTAAGTGTAGAGTTTTACTTTTTATCACTCTACCCCGGCCAGCGATGGTGCGTAAGTGGACATCTATAAGTCATCAGTAATTCCGCTTCCTCGCCCTGACAGACTCACCGCTGCGCGGTTCCCTAATCAGGGCTTGCGGCGAGCGGTATTATTATGAGTTTATAATTTATTCT